TCAAATCCGAATCCCACGCCACGCCGAGCGCCTCTGCGATCGTCGCCCAAGCAGGCGCAGTCCCGAAGCGCAAGAGCTTGCCGATCGCACCGCCCGTCAGCCATGCTGGCGCGGCCGCCCCACCAATCAGCACCCCGTTCGTTACGAGCGCAAGTCGAGCGGCGGCATCTGCACCCGTCGCGTACACAATATCGCCAGCAGTCGTAAAGAGATCAGGCACGCCCGCGGCGAAGTTGTCTCGAATATAAGTATTGTGATTCGAGGCAGTCCAAACCTGCCCCGTTACGACGGTGGGTACTGCTGAGTAAGCCATTAGCGCTTTCTCGCTTTCATGGTGTTCTCTGCGTGCTGACGTTGCAATTTCAGATCAGAGACTTTCTCGTCAGGTCGCCACGAGCGCGTCAGCATCGGATGCAGAGCGCCGCGACTGCGCTCAGCTCGCATGATCTTGTTCGTGTTGGGCGGGCGCAATAGCGGGCGTTGCTCGAGCTCGTCGTAAATCTGAGCTCTCGCCTCTGCCTTGGGAAACTCAACCTCGTAGTAATCGCCTTTGTTCGCGGCGTTGCCGCAAGACAGGCAGAACATCACAGGCTCGTCGAGCTCAACCATTTCTGCCCCTGAGCAGTTCGCATCGGGGCAGTCGGCAATCCAGCGCTCAAAGTCGATGCGAGCCTGCACGACACCTCTCACCTTGCCAGTCGGAACAAAGTCGATCGTGCCATCCTTTATTCGAGCTCGAGCGATCTTTTGAATGCGTGCGGTGTGAGACGCGACAAAATCTCGGGCGGCGTAATCTTTGCCTGTAACGTACTGATCATCTTGCGGGATGCGCTTGTAGGTTTTCATAGGCCGAAACTCGATGTAACTCCGATCTCTGTTGGGAATTGCCAGCTACCAGTCAGCACTGCGAAAGGCTCTAGCTTGAACATTGTGCGCACTTCCTGCACTGTCTCGCCGCTCTCGTGCTCAATGTACCCTATGCGGTAATCGTCGGCAATCTCGAGCGACGGGTAGCTTCCTGTTACTTGGCTCGTCAGGTCAGGTGTGAATTGTTCCTCGAAGCGGTTCTCGAGCCTGATGATCGGGCGCGGGCGCTTGCTCGACAAAAGATCAACGAGGTACTCGGCTAGGTCATTTGCAAAGTTGATCGCCTGTTGCCATGGCAGTTCGAGCTTGAAAATGCGTTTACCCTCACCACTGATCGCGTAGGACGCATCGAGCGAAGCAAGAGCATCAGCCCTCACTTTGATCAAGGTCAAGTGCGCGTCCGACCCGTTGTTGTTCTGCACGTTGAGCAGAGCTCGAGAGCCGAACCAAGTCGGCGTTACAACGATGTCGGCTGTGAGGTTCGAACCGCTCCCATCGGCGGCAGTGTTGGCTGTGTAGTCTGTCGTTGCAACGGGGCTGATCGGGTTGATCACAGGCACGATCTTTCCCTCGAAGCTGAACTCAGCCCATATTTGAATCGCCTGACCCGCAGGCACAACAGGAATTTCACGATGCCGCCAGACCTCGCTCGTTGCTTGTGGGCTCAGCGGTTGCACTTTGATCGAGACCTTATCTCGGTAAGACTTGAACACGTTTGCCAAGCCAACATCTTTCAGCGATGTCGCGTCTTGCAGAGTAACCACACTCTCGTCGATCTGATGACGGCTGGCAAAAACAGCGTTGCCGTTTCTCGCAATATAGAATCTGCCGAACTCAGAGTCGGCCAAGTCTTTCAGTGCCGCTGACGGGCTTCGCCCATCTTCCCACCAGTAAGCGATCGTCTGACTTGCGATACCAATATTTCGCCCATAGATCGCAGGCCACTCAGTCGCATCGAGCACAGCATCGATCGCGTCGCTCGTCAAAACATCTTCCTGAATTGCAATGCTGACCTCGTCAGCCCTTAGTTTGTTCCAGCCGTCGACGATCGTAATGACTGCTTTCGCATCTGCGCCGTTGCCGACGAGATCAATGTCATCGATCTGCCCTGTGATCAAGTCCTCGCGTGTTCCCGCAGATCCGTCTTTGATAAAAAAGTTGATGTACTTACCCTCTGCAACGTTCGGGTAAATCGGCGAGCTCGTGTTGAGCGGGTTGTACCGCTGATCTCTATTGTCGAGCTCGATCACGACCTCGCCCTCTCGGTAGGGCGCAAAGCCGCCCTCGTCGCTGTCTCTCAGATAATTCTCTCGCCCACGACGCGAGAACCATTTGAGCAAACGATCGGGCGCTTCGTTTGCATCGTAGTAACCGTCCTCATCCCAGTCGACGAGAACGCCATACAAGAGATTCGTGTTGTCACCCGTCGCCCCGTAGAGAACGCTAGTGCCGTAAGTGAAAGTTCCAAAGAGAGCCATCTACTGTCTGCTCTCTCTGATCGCTCGCTCGACCTCTCGACGAATGATCGGAGCGATCTTGTCTTGAGCATCGCGTGTTTCAGCGAGCGAAAGAAACGACGAAAGAACGACGTTCACATTTAGATCGCCACCGCTCCAGCCAGCACCATTCGAGCCGCCAGCGTACTGCGTCGCCTCATCGATCGGGTAGACATGACCGTTTTGACCCGGCACAAAGAGCTCAGCGCGGCGGTTTTCACCGACAAGATATGACTTGCCAGCCATCACGTCGCCGCCCTCAGCTCGCTGACCCTCGACGACATAAGTGCCTTTGCGCGGGTCGTAATAGCCGCCACTGCCGCCTCTGTAGATAACGTCAAAGCCGATCTGGTAAGTACCTGCGGCATCTTCGGCGTTGAACTGGATCTCGTCGATCTTTGCAAGCACAGTTTCAAAGCCATCGCCAGCGGCAAGATCAACGAGAGCGCCGTCGATCGCAAGAGTTGCCTCTTTAGTCTTGGTGTCAATGAGACCCCAGTTCTCAGCGACCTCGAGCAACAAGCGACTCTCTTCCGACGTGAGCTCATCTACAGACGCGCGTTGCACGAGCAGATCAAAGACGATCTGCTTTGTTGCTAAGCTGTGCTCGGCCGCGTTGTCCTTGATCTGTTGCTGAATATCGGCGAGCTTTTGTTTGTTCTCGTCGAGCTCTGTTCTTTGCTCATCGGTTAGCCAGCTCATACCGTTCAGCTCATCGACGCGAGTTTGCACGTCAGCGGCTTTTTCTTCCAGCGTTTCATTCTTTTTCGTGAACGTGTCGAACTCTTTGCCGAGCGGACCTTTTACGAATAATTGCAAGTCCTCGAGCGAGACCAGCAACCCCTCAGTCGCCAGAGACATTGAGCTGTACGTTGTGGCGAGTTCTTCACGCATGACAAATAGTTGCTGAAATGTGTAAGTTGCCCCGTCAGCCATTTCGTACAGGCCAGTCGACGCTTCATAGCCTGCAACGCCTGTCCAAGTGAGCGCGTCTCGCATCAGCAAGAGCTCGCCGTAGGTCACCCGAGCGCCGTTTTGCAGATCATAAAATACCTCGGTCATGTCTTCGTTGAAATCTTCGCTTGTAACCCCAAGAATTTTATTTGCCTCTGCCGCATCGAGAGCGCCGCGAGCAAAGTCGCCCATGACCTCTACTGCAGGCGCGGCGCGATCTGAAAAGACCACGATGCCGAAATCGATCAAGTCTTGTATTGCCGAATTGAAACGAGTTGTCGCATCGCCTGCTTTGTAGCCTTGCGCTTCGAGCTCACCGAGTTTCTCGCGTGCGACTTCCATCGTCGCCATAGCGAGAGCAGTGCGTTCGTCGAGGTTGCCCGTTTCTCGAGCTAGTTCTTGAGCACGAGTGCGCACCTCTTTCATGCTGATACCGTAATCCTTGAGCCCCATGATGCGACCCGTCGAAAGCATGTTTGAGAAATCTTCGATCGCGGGGCCAGCTTCCTTGCCGAACGCGTCGCCGAGTGTTACCGCGATTCGAGTAACCTCAGCGGCCTGAATTGCATTCTCTGCGAGACCCATTGAGAAAAGACGAGTTGCGGCACGCGTTGCATCGAAACTGCTGAGCATGCCGTCTGACGCGTCGCGCACTGCTTTCGTAGCGAACGCCGCCGCTTCTGCGCTTCCCGTGTAAACAGTCAGCGCCGCTTTTGCATCTGAGATTTCCTCAGCGCGCTTGAGCAGATCGAACGCCCCCTTGAGAATCATCCCAAAGGCGGCGATCGTCAACGAGCCAGCAAAGGCAGTCTGAATGAACCCGCCGATCTTGCGATCGAGCTCGCCGATCGACGGGGTCGCTGTTTTCTTGGCGACACCACCGAGATCAGTGAGCTTGCGGTTTACCTGCTCAATAGGCTTGCTGGCTTTGTCGGTCGCTACGAGCTCGACCTCTACTCTGCCTGTCGCTGTCGTTGCCATTTATTTTTTCTTTTTCGCTCTCTGTGCCGCTTCGTGCATTTCGTTTCTTGCTCTGTTTCTTTGCTTACGCTGAGCAAGAAAGCGCTTCACCCATTTCTCGCTGGCTTGCTGTTCAACAAGCCACGGCGCAGTGCCCCACGCCTCAGCCATTTCGAGAACGTCTAGCCACCTTGGTAAGACTGTCGGAACACCCTTGTAATAGAGCTTGAGGTCTTCTAGCTCTGCTTTGGTGACTGTGTAGGCTGAGCCGACAATGTAGGGTTTGCTGAACTCACGTTGCCCGTCAGCGCTTCAAGAATTGCGTCGAACTGATTTTCGGTCAGCTCCATGATCGCGGCGAGAGCCTTGTCTCGATCGACAGGTTCGATCGTGTATTTCAAGATCAGTTGAGCCATGCGATCGATGTACTCAGGCTTGCGACGTTCATTCAGGGGCGCATTCAAAACAGCCAAGCGTTCACGCTCACGGCTCAGATAGCCCGGCGCATCGCTCTCGGGTAGCTTGATCTTTATTTTGGGGGTGGGCGCTCTGTGGGGGGCGGCGAGCGTCTTGTTTTTTGCTCTGTTTCTCGACATGATCGAACCTTTCAGGAAGCTCTCTAAGCGCACGTTTCGGCGTATCTATGTCATCACTCGCAAGCGCACTCTCAGCGGTCAAACTAGCTTATAAGAACCACTAAGAAATGCGCCTGCGAGCTTCGTTGTGAAACTAAGGAACTGCTGTCAGCTCGTTGACGACGGTGAACTTGGCAAACAGCGCCGCAGTCGGGTTGTAGCTCGCACGGAAACGAGCGTTGATCACGTCGTTTCCATCGCGCTCACCGAGCTTGTCGAACTTCTCGAAGCGACCCGCCAGATCGATCAGCAGAGTTTTCAGCGAGTAAGTTGTGCCGGGGGTTGCGACCGCATTGCCCTCGAACTTCAAACGGATCTGCTGAGGTGTCTCAGCACGCCACAGAACTTTTTTCGCTTTCGAGATCGCGTCATGCTCGAACGTAATGTCGAGCAAGACCTCGGACTCGACCTGCTTGTGAAAGCTGAAATACTTGTTGCCGTCGCCAGTAAAGACAGGGCGAAAACCCGTCTTGACTTGCAGGCTGAAATAAAGCCAAGTATTCGCAAGCACAGTCGCGCCCAGTGTGCCGCCAACAAGATCAGCGTAAATCTTGCCTTTAGAGAACAAGATGTCCTCGACAGAGGGCGCGGCCAGTGAACCCGTGAAGCTCGAGACTGTGAGCTGACGACCGAACCAATTTGCCGCGTGCATGACCGCTTCGCCCGCGTTGCCCGACAGCGTGAAATCTTCGACGAGGCTGTATTCCATTTCTTCGACTTCCTCGTTGTCGCCGCCCTCGATCGTGTACGACTTGGGGGTCTTGGGCGCAGTCGTCGCCATGGTGTAAACGTAGATATAGTCCGAGCCAGTGCCGTCTTGCGTGGGGGTCGCAGTCATCACGCCAGCTTCGAGCGTGTGCAAAAGTTGCTCGAACGTTGCCTCGCTATCTTCCTGCGCCAGCTTTGCGGCCAGCTTCGGCTGATACGAGTTGTCGATCGCGCTCAGATAGCCGACGTGCTCGTTGCGCTGTTTCTGCTCGCGTGCATCTTCGAGCGTACCCTTCGAGCGCAAGATCGTTGTCGCCGCGACCGCTGTGCCAGCAGTCGACTCACGACCTAACTGAAGTTTTCTAAGTCCTGAAACGCCTGCCATGTCTTACTCCTTTTTCCCTTTCGGGTTAGCGGGTTCATAAAGGCCACAGACGACGAGATATTCTTCGCCGCCCGCGTCCTTGTACAGCTTGCCAGCGTCGCGGGCTTCATCAGCCGTCAAATCTCGAGCTGGCACATCGTGCAAGAAACTACCTTGGCCGATGTAGACGTAAGCGATAACTCTCTTTTTTCCGTCAGTCATTTTTTCCTCTCTAACATTACGCAATTGGCGATTTCATCTTGACATCGATTTGAAATAGCCAGCCAATGAGCATCTGATCGCCCCAAGGAACATCACCGAACTCGTACCGAATCTCGATGATCGTGTCAACGTTGCCGCTGAGCGCCACGTCGCCAAGTAGTTTGTCTGGTAGGTCGTCGCTGTAATTCATCAGCGTAGTTACCTCGCGCTGAAAATCACCTTTCGCCGCGACTGCAATGATCAGCTTGAGCGTGTGCAGGCCGCGCTTCGTGGTCGCATCGTCTTTAGTCCACTTGCCGTTTCCCACCCACGCGATCGCGGCGGGGAACACGCTGATCTTGTTAGGCGGCTTAGCGGTGCGCAGTCTGATCGCGTTCGCACCGCTCGAATAATTTGCAGTGATGATCGCAATAATTGCGTCGAGAGCGTGTTGAATTTTCTTATTTGCTGGCATTGAAGTTCACCAAAATCTCGTCTTTCATCATGTCGAGAAAACGATTGATCGTCGCCATCGAGCTTTCGAGTGCGCCGCGCAGATAACGTCTAGGTCGCAGACCGCCACGAATAGCGATCGCTCGAGCAATGGCGTAGCCGCTCGAGAAGCCGTGCAGTTGCGCCCATCTATTGAGCGCCGCGCCGGGCGGGAAGTGTCCGGCCTTGCCACCGTCGCCATCTGACAGCCTGCCCGTTCCGAACTCCATGAAAGGCGCATACGCAACGTTCGTGCCGATCACAGCTCTCGTCGGCACTGGCGCACCCGTTACCGCGTGCGTGATGCTTCCACGCAAGCGCCCCGTGTCGACAGGTGATCTGCGACGAGCTTCGCCAGAGACAGCGATCGCTGAGCGCGTCATAAAGTTCAGCACAGGGCGAGCGATCAAAGCAGGCGATAGCTTCTTGATGATCGCGTCGAGACCTTTGATCTGCACACTTAGGCCGGCCATCAGCTCGATATGCCTACCTCTCGCACGAACGGGAGCACCATAGCCATTACGTCGTCGTCGATTTTTACCATTTGCAAATTGATCGTGCCAAAATCGGTCGCTGACTGCACGCCGTAGATCGCATCTTTGCGTTTGAAAATACGCATGCTCTGCAAGATGCACCCCTCAACGATCATTTCAGGAACAGCCGCCCAGTAACCGAACGTCGCAGTCAGCTTGACACCTTTGCGCACGCCCCTCGGAAACATGTACAGCCCGTTCGGGTTGGCCTCGATCTTTGTGTAAGGCTCGAGATCGAGAGCGGCGTTCTCAGGCAGAAAGTAATAGTCGCCAACGCCCCAAGTGTTTTCATACACCCCGTCGCCGTCATCGTCAGTCTGCAAGCTCGAGATCGCAGTGAAATCAAAGACCTTGAGTAGATCCGCGTACTTAGCTTTGAAATAACGCGTCTCTGATGCCTGCCAAAAGCGACGACCCGTGATGTCGTCGATCTTGCGAGAGACCGCACCGATGACGTTATCCAGCTTAGTATCGTCGGCGGTGTCGCCAGCGGTGATGTCGAGACGCGCTTTCACCGCCGCAAGTGAAGCGGCGGCGTTTGCGGCTACGTCAGCGTAAGGGTGTACGAGTGCCATCTA